GTATCCGACATCGCATATCTGCCGATAGCAACGTTGTAAGTTGGAGCCGATGAAGAGTCCTCCATCGTGTTATCGCCGATGGCCACGTTATATTGAGTGCCCGAAGCGGTGTCATGCATCGTGTTATCGCCGATGGCCACGTTTCTTATAACATGACCTGAGTTCGTAGGATAAGTCCCCATATCTTCAAGAACGCTGTTTCCGATGCCCACGTTAAACTGATTTGAGCTGCCGCCCATATCATGCATCGTACTATCGCCAAGTGCAATGTTGTCGTAATTGTATTGGCTTGCTGGCTCACAATAATCCAACGTGGAGGGGCCTATTCCAATTCCCCCGCAGGCACTTACTACGTCGAACGAGGTTTCAAATGCCTGCTGAAACTCCGTACCTTGAGCAGTAATTTCAACTACGGGAGAGATGCCTACGGTGCCTCCAGGAGCACTGGCTATTACTCCTTGGCAAAGATTCGCGTAGGTTTCACTAAATACGAATTGAGAGGTGGTAGCGGATGTAATTGTTATCTGTGAAGTAGATGATCCACTACCCGCTGCGCAAGCTGCCGCCATGTTTCCGCCAAGATACACTTTGTATCCGGCATAGAACGAATTTGGCATGATGACAGTGCAGTTTGTCCCGTCACAGCTTGACGACGTAGCGGTGAAAGAAATCTGATTTGTGGTATAGATGTTTGTCGAGCCAACACCACTATTTTCATCGATAGCTTTCAAGCCATTTGTGATTATCGCCGAGTTCCCAATCGAGTTGGTTTCTGTGAACACAGGGATGTAGCCCGCTGTGCCAAGACCGGAAAGGTTACCCCCTGTAAAGCTAAATCCTGGGAATAGATCAGTCAGAGTCACTGGTGACGGATATGTGTTAGGGGAAACTCCGCCGCTCAGGACCACGTCGTACCCCTGATTCGTTGCCGCAAAGAATAGCCAAGAGCCATCAGTATTGGCCGTAAACGGATTCGTAAGCACCGTATTGCTTGCATCGGAATAGATTGTCGCTAGGGTAGTTGTACCTGTTAAATAAACCTTAACCGTGCATTGCGGAATTATCCCCTGCAACTTATTCGTAGAACTCAATCCAGAGGTCTTTGCCGAAGTCGCTCCTAGGTTACAGTAATTCGAGATTGCTGCCGTCTGCGCAAATACTGGGGCCGCAATCAGAAGCACCAAAATATACAAAAATGCAGTTTTTTTCATTTTCATCCTTATCCCACGCGCTCCACAATCGCGTCGATCCGATATACGCCACCCGTATTGCTGGTCACCGTGGTTGTGTATTGAATCACAGTCGCAGCAGCAGCGTAATACGTTGTTGAAAGACTCTGTGTGGCCCCTAGTGTTGTCAAGGATGCCGTAGCAGATGCCGTCCCGTTTACCGTAGCCAATACTGTTCCAGCAGAACCCGCCGTGGTAGTCTGCACGGATGCCGTCACGCGGTAGATTCCCGCCGCCAATGTGGTATATAGAGTTGTTGAGTTTACGCTTGCCGACTGAGTGGTCAAGCTGTATTGCGCCAGCTCCAGCGCTCCCGTAAAGTGGAGCGCCGTGCCGCTCAACAGAGCCATGATTCCGTCCGGAGCGACATACGTGTAGGCGGAGCCACAAGTGACCTGTCCGGCCGATACGCCGGTGAGGTAATTCGCCACCGTGGAGCTGACGGCGCTGCTTCCGGAAAGGTTGATGTTGACCACGCTGTTATTGTTGGTGGCCAGAAATCCGCGCAGAAGCGCCAATCCGCCGTTGCTCATGTCCACGTTGGTATAGGCGCCGGTAGCCAGCGATTGGCTGTCGATGACCGTCAAAACCGTTGCCGCTGTCGCGCCGCTCGCGCTCTTGAACCGCGGCGTGCCGACGACATTGGTGAAGACCGGCGTCGCGCCCGCGTTCAGCGTCACCAGCGTATTCGACAGGATGCTCATGTCGAAGAAGTGTTCGTAGCCCGACGTGAAGATTCCGCCGGTGATGGTTAACGATCCGCCGATGCGCTCCGATTCCGTGGTTGTGGTCGCCGCATAAGTCAGCGTCCCGGTTGCCGTGGTATACAGATTTTCGATGTGGAACGCGGCATTCAGTTGAATGTTGCCAGTCACCGCCCAAGTCGATCCATTGCCGTAAATCGTCATGAAATAGGCCGGAAAGGAGACATTCCCCGTGTAGGAATATCCCGCTGCCGCCGGCGTGCTGTAAATCACAAACGGCCCGGTCGCGCTGGCCACGGCCGCCACGAGCTGCGCCAGCGTTGTGTACGGCAGCAATGCCGTTCCGTTGGGCGTGTAGCTGTCGGTGCGCGTGCCGTCCAGATAATACGAGGCGACGGACGAACTCGGATACGCGAACGACGTGGTGCCAGCCGAAGACTGGTAAGGCTCCGCTCCACTGTTTCCGCCCGCCAAGCTTGTCGCGACCGACGTCGATCCGTAATCTCCAACTTGAACTTGTCCGCTCATACATTTACCTCGTCAGCAAAATGGTGACTGCTACCGTGTTTGTGATCGAAACCAGTTGCGCGCGAACATACTTCGCATAGAACGAAGGCAATTCCAGCCGGCCGACATAGGAAGTATTCAGCCCTCCGGTCATCGTGTTGATGGTCACGAAATGCGAATCTTTATCCACGTCGGCAGTCTGAATATCAACCTCGAAGGTTCCCGGGTCGGCGCTGAATGAAATTTCCAGCGAAATGCCCCACGGGTAATACGCGCCGCGCTCGCGCCGCAACTGGTAAGCAATGCTGGCCGTTCCCGTTGTCACGGTTTCGTTCTGAAAGAGAAACGCTTGACGATTTTCATAAAGCAACTGCGCCTGCGCTGTTCCTGAGTAACCCGGCATTTCGCACCTTCCTGACCCCTAATCCCTAACCCCTGGCCCCTAATCCCTAACCCCTAATCCCTAACCCCATCCGCCCACGTTGAGCTGGCCCTCCACCGTCGCGTAAGGTTCTCCAAAGGCCGAGGGGAAGCGCTGCATCCGCGTGAAGTACAAATCTCCAAGATTTCTGTCCATGTTGCGAATCATCTGCAGCCGGTTGGCGTATTCGGCGCGCGCGGCCTGCATCAGGAATTGCCAGTTGGCCCCGGAGCCGCGCTCCATTCCGTCGCCCTTTTGCGATTCCTTCCAGAGGTAGAGCATCTCGTAGGCGCGCAGCTTCACCAGTTCTTCCGTCAGCGGGTAGGGCAGCGTGTCGGACTGGCCGCTCAGCGCCGGCCAGTCCGCCTGGCAGCCAAAGGTGTACGGAAGCTGCGTGATCGGATGCGGCCACAGCTCGAAGAGCATCTGGCCGTAGGTCGCCGAGCCGGTGCGGGTGTCCTGCCCGTAGGGAACCACGTAGAGCGGCTCGTCGAAATTCGTCCGCTCCGCGTCTTCGTTCGCCAGGTCAATCTGCGTCTTGCTCCACCAGTCCATTTGATTGTTGTTCGTCGTGTCGCGGATTTCGGACCAGCGTTTGAAGCCCGGCGGAGCCGCGTAGTAGGCCTGGTAGGCCATGTAGTGTCCGTTCGTCTGCGCCGGCTCCATCCAGGGCCGGTCCAGCGTCAGAACCGCCGCGCTGGTGTCGGTCGAGTCGAGGGCGAGGATAGAGTACAACGAATAATAGGGAACGCGGATCTGGTATTGCGTAATCAGTGGCGGATTCGTGATCGTGGCAATCCACGCGGCCGAGGCCGTGGCGTCTCCGGTAATGGTGTTGGTGAAGGGCGTAACGGTAATTGTGCCGGGGCTGAGAAAGGTGGTGGTCGGAGAGCCCAGCAGCGAGGGCGTCAGCCACCCGCCGGTTTGCATCTGGAAGTTCCAGACGTTTTCGTTCTGAATGGCTTGCAGGGCTTCATTGATCTTGGTCTTGACAAGGCCGAGGTTGCAGCCGGGGATGCCGAGCAGTTCCTGAATCATGTTTTGAAACGCCATCCCGCCACCCCTGTTTCCTGACCCCTGATCCCTGTTTCTCCCCTCTTGCCAAAACGCCCCCCGCGAGGAACCCCGCGAGAGGCGTCTGGTTTGTCTTCGGGGGAAGACTCCGTTTAATACTGTCCGCCAAATCCCATGATCTGCACCTGCTCGGCGGAAAGATTGGCGCCCGCCGCCACCGTTGCGCCAATGGTTGACAAGGTAGCCGTTAGCGTTGCGGATGTGCCGCCTGCCGCCAAAGTGAAAGTAGGAGCGAGGGTGTAACCTGAGCCCGGATTGAGCACCGTAATAGCGCCCAGTGTGGTTGCGCTGGCAACGACAACAGAAATTTGCGCCGTACCCGTTGTTGCAGTGACAATATAGGTTCCCGTTGTCATTCCGGTGCCGGCTTGGTTCTGTGCCACGCTGGCCACGCTGCCTGTGGTGGCGAACCGCCAGATCAGCGACCAGCTTGCGCGCGCTCCCACGGCGGCTGGCTGGGCAATCACGTCGTAGATCCCGCTGACGGAACGAAAACTGCCGGCAATGGCGTCAATGTAGTAGCCAAAGCATGGCAGCTTGACCAGGTCGCCTGCCGCCAGCAAAGACGACGGACCATTTCCGTAGCCGCACCAAGTGGCGCGCTTGCCAACAAAATCCGGGTATCCGTGAAGCAATGTAAGTTGCATTGTTGCTCCTTACTGCGTATCCGCAGACGGTCACCCGTCTGCGGAAAGGTGTTAGTCCTGAACCACTGGGCCGTTGAGCAGAACCTTGAACAGCGATGAAACAACCGGCAGATCGATTGCGAGTCCAATCGTTGTTGGCACATAGGTTGTCGTCAATGTCGGAACGTCTACCACGCCTGCGGTAATGGCATTAATGACAACGCCAATAGCAGCAGATCCGGTAAAGGATGTGGCTTTGCCCAGCACCGTAGCCACGCCCAATTCCTGAATGAATCCGTAATTCCCCGGCGTGATCGTGTTCAGGAACACCACCGGCCGGATGCCAACCGCCAAAGCATTGTCAAAGCTGGTGACATTGTTGACCGTCGTGTTCAACTGCGCAGCCACCGTGCCCGGAGTGCCGCCCGTCGCCAGCGTGAAGGTCGGCGCCGAAGTGTAGCCGGAGCCTGGCGTCAGCAGCGTCACGGTAATCGACGTGGCCGAGTTGACCACTACCTGAATCGTGGCCTGCACCGTCGCGCCGCCGCCCGAGCCGGTCACAACGTAGGTGCCCACCGTCTGGCCGGTGCCCTGCGTCAGCACCTGAACCGATTGCACAAAGGTTCCCGGCTGCAAGTAGCCGACCTTGCCCACGGCCACATTTCCGGCGGTGGCGGCAGACGAAACCCGCACGTAACGGTAGCGTCCCGCATGGAGAAGGCCGTTGGTCGTGTACGACGCCGTGTTGGCTTCCTGCTCGGTCGCGTCGAAGTAGTCGCCCAGATTCAGGCCCCCGGCGGCGAAAGGCTGTCCGGTGCGCAAATCGGTCAACGCCGTTGGCGAAGTGAAGTTCGCGTTGTTCCACGCCGTCCATGTCGGTAAAATCTGCTGAAGTGGCATCGTCCTTCTCCTTGGAGTGCTAGCTGCCAGCAAACATCTGGCAGCTAACAGTTCAGAACTTTTGAGTTTTGCGGACAACCAATAACTGTTCGCTGTCTGCTGTTCGCTGTCTCTTAGGCCGACCAGCAAAATGCGTAACCGTTATGCCGCGGCTGCGTGTTGTACAGGTTGATGCCCAGCCGCATGAACAGGGCATCGATGCTGACGTTGTTGGGCATCGGCGCGCGGCGCAGTCCGAAGTTCCAGCCCTTCTTGTTCGTCGGCCGGATCTTGAAGCTCTCCGGCTCCAGGAAATAAATCACTTCTCCTGGCTGGATGGTCGTGTTGGAGGGCAATCCCGAGCCGGTCGGCGATGTCGCGACGTTGGCGCCGTTCTTGGTGAACTGCGGAGTCGTAAAGCTGACCGTTGTGGTGCTCGATCCCACGCCATCGCAAAGGTTGGTGTTGCCCGCTCCGCCATTGGCCGGGGCCAGCTCAAGATAGTTTTGCGCCTGAGCCGAGGGGGCCAGCGGATCGGCGTAAATATCCACGCCGTTGAAGTTCAGGCCGTCCCACTTGATGTCGTGCTTGGTGTTGGAAATGTCGCGCCGCTGCGCGTCGAGCGCCGTGGCGATCGCCGCAAAGCCGAAGGTGCCGACAATGCCCAGCGTCGGATTGCCGCCGGTCGTCTTGCACTGCGTCCACAGGCGCATCAGCGCGGCAAAATCGATCTGGCCTGGCGCACCCGCCGAAGTACCCAAATAGAGCGGTGTGCTGTTCAGCGCCGTGCCGATGTTGCCGTTGCGCGCCTGCCCGCCGTAGGTCGTGTAGATGTTGCCGTAGACCGAGGGATCGATCCCGTTGTTCAGCGCTTCGTCCAGACCGTTGATGGTCTTGCTGCGGTCGTCGAGAACCGTCGAGGAAGCCGGCTGGCCGTGGCGGAAGCTGTCCATCTCCTGGAAGGTGTTCATGGTCATCACCATGTCTTCCATGTAGAGCTGGTACTCATCCACGATCTTTGTCGGGCCGGAGTTGATTACGCCGCCCGTACCGGAGCCGTCGTCCATCTCCCAGTCGTCCAGAGGCCAGGCGGTGTAATACGCCTTGGGCATGAACTTGATGCCGGTGTTGATTTGCTGGCGCGTGATGGTGACGGTCTGGCCGGGATTGACCGCGCCTCCCTGCGTGCGCCCGTAGAGAATGTTTTCCATCATGCCGGCGCCGCCGAGGAATTCATCCCATACGCCGGCTCTGCGCAGCTTTGCCTGGAACGGCGTATCCACAAACAGGTTGTTGAACACCACGTTCTTGCGAACGCTTTCCAGGTTCGACGCATCGATTTCGTTATAAAGAGGATCGGTTGGCACTGGTCACCTTCTTGGGTATGAAATGGAAATGGCTCAAGCCATCTCTGGTCCTGAGCCATTGCTGATTCCCATGAAGGGAGGCATGCGTCTCGATTTTTTGCCGCATCTCGCCTTGGAGCTAAGCCGCGACTTCTTGCGTGCGCTCCGCGATTTCGCCGTGAATTGCCTGCTTCGTTGCCAGCTTGCGCTGCTGTTCGTTCAGATTCAGAGGATCGGGCCGTTCATTGGCCTTCACCGCGCGCGCCACGTCGGCGAACCGGCTGGGCTGCGCGATATGCACATCAGGGTTGGAGCCGATCTTTTCAGCCCACTTGCGGTCTGTTTCCTCGATCGCTCTTTGCCGCGCGGCCTCGGCTTCCTTCAGCTTGGCCTCGAAAGGCGCGGAGGCTTCCTGCCGGATCTTGGCGTCGTGCTCTTCCGCAGCCTTGCGCTGAAGCTCGGCCTGCTTGCCCGCAAAGTCGTACTTGCGCGCCACGTAATCGCGGAAAGGCAACCGTGAACTGTCGGCTTCTTCCGCCAGCCTGTCAAAGGAATCCGGCAGGAACTGGCCGCCGCTCAATCTCTGGTACTCCTGCATCGCCCAGCCGATATTGCTGATGCCGTTGCCCAGCCGCTGATCGATGGCTTCCATCGTGAAGGTCGGGCTGCCCGGCGTGCCGCCCGGCGCGCCCGCCACGTAGCGGCCCTGCGCGTCGCGCTGCGGCGCGGCGGATGTGCCGCCGCCTTCCGCCGGATGGAATCCCGGCGCTTCCGCCGGAATGAATCCGATCGCTTTTGCGCCTTCCAGTTGTGTTCGATAGAAAGCCAGCTCGGCATCTTTCTGGGCTTTTTCATTGCCCCAGCTATTCAGCGCGGGTACGATGCTTTCCGCATAGAATTCGTCATTGCTGCGCTTGCGAACTTCCTGCGCTTCGAGCGCTTCCGCCGCAGCCTTCCGTTCCTGCTCCGCTTTTGTCACCGATTCGGCTGCGGCCTGCCGTTCTTCCGCGGCCTTTGCCGCGGCTTCCGCCGCAGCCTTCCGTTCCTGCTCGGCGGTGGTCAGAACTCCGGTAAAGGCGGTAATCGCCTTGGCATCCAAAGCGGCGATCTGCTCGTCGCTGAGCCCGGTCTGCTTCAAAATTTCCTGCACGGTTGGCATCGTCGATCTTCTCCCGAAGTGTTAATACTGCGGTTGCTGACTGACAGGGGTTGGCTGCGGCGGCGTAACCAGAGCCGTCTGCATCTCCTGAATTCCCTGCGCGATTTTTTCGGCGCCTGAAGCCAGGCGCGGGTCGGAAGCGGCCATTTGCTTGGCGATCTGATACCAGTTCGCCAGAATCATCTGCATGCGATTCGCTGGCGCTTGCGACGGTGTGCCCTGCTGCGGCGCATTCTGGTCGGGAGCGCCCTGATCCTGCGAGGGAGCCTGCGGCGCGCCGGCGCCTTGCGCGGGCGCTGCGCCCTGGCCTTGCTGGTCTGGCATGGGTTGTCCTGCTGTCGCCATCTGTCGCTCCACTTACTTTGCCAGCGGCAGCTAACAGCCCCGCAGTCCGGTTTTTTGAAACTGTGAGCTGTTCGCTGCCCGCTGTTTGCTATGGGTTACGCCTTGATGGCGCTACTCTTCTTGCCACGGCCCTTGCGGCTAACTTTGCGACCGCGGGCTTTCTTCAGGTGGCTTACCGTGACTGCGCTGATCTTCTTCTTCTTTCCACTCTTTGCCATGTGATTTCTCCTTGGGTGAAAAATGGAAATGGCCCAAGAGCCATTTCGGTTCTTGAGCCATTGCTGATTCCCCAAGGAGGGGGAGCATGCATCTCGATTGATTCTTCAACATCAGTAAGCCGAATCGTTTTTCGTGTCAACAGCTATTTACAAAATTTTTTCGCCAATCTCCAAAAGCGGGCGAATTTCGGCTGCCTTGACCTCGGAAATCTTCGTGCGTTGTTCAATGTTGACCCCCAGCACGGAACCCTGGTTATACAGAATGACCAATTTTGCGCTGGCCTTGGTGGCCTTCAGAATTTCACCCAATTGCCCAATATCCGTTGGCAAACCGATGCTCACTTCGGTCAGATAGTAATCCTTCTGAATTTTGATTTCCGGCTTCATGCTCTTCTCCTCAGCTTTCAGTCACCACGGTTCGTGGCGTTCCACCCTGTGCTCCCTTTTGCTTGATGCGCGGTGGTTTGTTTCCCGAAGGCGACCGGCCGCCTTCTCCGCCGCCTCCGCCCTTGCCGCCTTCCTTGCCTCCGCCCTTGCCTCCGCCCTTGCCTTTGCCCTGCGCTCCCTGCGGGGGTTCGATGCCGAGCTGCTTCATGAGTTGCAACGCCTGCGCCTGCGCCAGGATTCCCAGCTTCTGCGTTTCCAGTTCCTCGTTGAACCACTTCTCGCGTTCCGTGTTGCCGGAAACTTCCCCGTAGTTCTCCACCCCCAGCTTCTTCATCACCGTCGACCAGGAAATCGGCGCATTGCCGCGCTTCAGTTGCAGATACTTCAACTGCTCCTGCATCTGCGTGATCTTCAGCAGCGTGCTGGGAACCGATACCAGCCGGATTTGCTTGGCAAACCAGCGCGCCCGCGTCAGTTGGTCATAATGCGAGGGCTCCGCGGGGAAGTTGCCGTGGATCATCTCGTCCGGCAAGTGGCTGGGCACCAGATCGTCGGGATTGAAATCGAAGACCTCGCGCGCAATGTGATCCGGCCCCACGTACTCCATGATCCGTCGCACGTTGAACCATTGCAGAATCAGGAATTTCATGCGGTAGCCAACCGCTTTGTTGGCCTTCTCGATGCGCGCCGCAATTCCCTTGGCAATCGGGCCGATCGACTCCAGCATCTTGTCGGCCGTGTCATTGGCGATGTTCATCTTTATGTTCTGCAGGTTGCCCAGGTCGGTCAGGCCCAGTTGCGATTGCTTGCACTCCTTCAAATACTTCAGGAAAGTGAAGTGCGTGTTGTCGACGCGCACTTCTTCCGGCAGCAGCGACTGGAGAATGTCCTTGGGTTTGCCATCCACGCCGTAGCGCACATCCTGGTCGAAGATGTCAAAGTGCTCGATCTTCGGGCCGCCCGTCGCCGTATGGTCGTAGCCGATCGGCGGGTTCAGCGTGATCGTGATCACGTCGTCGATCTTGCGCTCGATCTTGCGCGTCGTGGTTTCAATCGTTGCCACGTCGCCCACCAGCGAGCGGCCCAGCGGCTCCCAAGCCCAATCGTCCACGGTGTACTGAATCACCGGCATTTTTCCGTCCCAGTCGAAAGCCGGCCCGTCGTACATCGGGCGGTCCAGCCCGGTCGAGGTGATGATCAGCCGCAAATTCGGATAGACGCGGCAATCTTCTACGGTTGCTGGCCGCATATAGGGCTGCCCGTTGCGCATTCCGCCAAAGATATCCTGCCCGACAAACGGCACTTTATAGAACCAACTCGTGCCCGGATCGCCCATGGGCATCTCATACCCTCGGCCGTTAATTGGCGCGTTGATCCGCAAATCGCGGACAAACGTGTAGCGGATCTCGGTATAGAGATTGCCAAAGCTCCGGCCCTGCTCGCCGTAGCGGTAGCGTTCGGCGTAATCCATCCGGCGCGCTTGAACCTGAGTTTTATAACTCCGCGGTCCCACGGTCTGCAACTGGCCCTGAAAAAGCGGGAAGCGCCCATTTGCCTCCGCGATCGGCATGTAATCGTAAATTGTGACAGCGTAGGCATCCTGCACGTCGTTGCTTCTAGGGATCTGCACCGGAACCACGTCCAGCAGTCCCAGCGCCTCGAAAACCATCTTGCGCTCGCCGTAGCCGTATTCATCCGCCCTGACTTTGGGCCACAAATAACCGATGCCCATTACGCTGGCGTATTGCAGAACTTTGAGAATTTGATACGGAAAATCAGATTCCAGATAGACGCATTTTGAAACGCGCGTCAGCATCTCCGCCATCTGCTTGAAGGCCGGAATGTCCGACCCGTAGCCGGCAATCTCCCGTACCTCGGCCAGTGTCTCGCAGAACTTCCGGATGTCGTACTTCAGTTCGTTGGTGATCAGCGTCGAGCGGGATTTGTCCCGGAAGAGGCCGTCGAAGATGCGCATATTCGTGCCCAGGTTTTTGAAGCACGACTGCCCTTCAAGATAGCCTTCGCCTTCCTGAATCTGCTCTTCGACCCAGCCGACACGCGAGCTGGGGGAGGATTCAAACTTCGGTACTTGCCAATTGACAGTTTCCTGTTCCACGCATCGCCCGTTCCCTCCTCGGTGAGTTCCTGAGCCTTGAGCGCATAGTAGGCAAAATTTACCTGCGCGTCTACGCTAAATGCAACATTGCGCTTGTGTTGCGCTTGTTACAGCAAAGGTCGGAGGGGAACTATAGCCAGACCCAGGCGACACAATTGTTACCGTGGACAAGCAGGACATCACGCTACATGGTTTTATGCTGCCCTTAATTGCTATTGCTTTCAAACTTTCTGTTGGCAAAATGGCAGCAACAACGCCAATCCCCAAAACACCCAAAAATCCGCGTCGGTCCATCTCAGCGTCCTTTCTCGTAAGCTTCTGCGTGCAGATAGCTTTCCGTGTGCATCTGCGTTCTGTCTGGCCGCCGGTCATAGATTTCCAGGTGCCGGCGCAGAAACTCGCGGTTCACGTTGTTCCGCGCGTTGGCCATCAAATGCAAGATGTGACCGCGCTGTTGCCGCCGTATTCTTCCCTCAACTTCTTCCCGCTCCGCATCTTCCATCTGCTGCTTGTGGGCTTCCTGCTGGCGCATCTTCTCGGACCACTCTTCAGCCTCGTGCGCGGAGTTGCAGACAATCTTTTCGTGAAAATCCGGCGCTGGATACTCTTCCGGCAAGCCCATCTTGATCTGGCCCGTCAACGTATCCAGCCAGTAAACGATCTTTTTGCTGAGTTGCGCGTTCATGCAGCTTCTCCTGATTGATCCGCATTGCCAGCTAAAACTCGCGTCACCTCTTCTCGAACGATCTGACGGAGTCCTTCGCGCTCTTCTGCGGTAAATATCCATGAAAAATCAACGGCGCCGCCTTCCAGCCGCGCGTGTTCTCGAATTGCATCGAATGCCGCCAATACGCCGTGCGGATCACGGATACCCTCGCTCCAATCAAGTTTTCTGGCAATTCTTGCCGTTTCTTGATGACGTTCTTGCATCGTCATCATTGCCGGATGCTGGCGTTTTTTCCGGCGGATAGCCTGTATTTGCGCATCGAACCATCTATGTTCATTGTTTACGGAGATTTCCGGCGTGCGCTTTTTCTTCCTGCCAAACCATTCAAACCATTTCATCTGTTTTCCTTCCCCCTTTACTCATCCAGTTTGCCCACGGAAACCCTGTTGGCCGTGCAAACCGCCTTGCTCACCGCCGGATGCCTCTCCGCCGGCAGCGCATACCGCTTCTGGGAGCGGTCGGCCAGAATGTCGAAGTCGTGCGCGGTAAAGTAGCTTTGCGCCGCCGCGCGCACGCGGTCGTCGTGCTGGCCGCTGCGGTGCTCCATCTTCGACCGGCCCGCCGCCTCGTGCCGTTCCAGCGTCTTCAGCTCCTCGATCAGCCACTTCGATGCCGGCCGGTACCAGCCGCCATTCACGGCTTCCGTAAAGCGCGTCATCAGCATCGGCACGCTCCAGACGTTGGAGTACCAGCCCTGCTTTTTGGTGCCGTTGTCCTTGATCTTTTTGCTGTCGTAGCGCCGCGGAACGTGATGCCAATGGAAGCCCATCAGCTTGAGCTGGTGCTGGCAGGTATCGCCCGGCCGCGTAATCTGTTCCACGCAGAACTTCACGCCGCGCGCGTCGCGCGCTCTCTCTCCGTACCAGGCGGCCATGCAAGCCGCAAAACCCACCACCTGCGCCGAATTGATCCGGTTCGATGTCAGCTCGGCCACCTGGCAGTCGCATTCATCGCCGTACTGGTTGCGCGTCATCGAAACGCAGGTGCGGTCCTCGTCTTCGCCGCCCAGGCCGTCCGCCGTGTCGATGCCGCAACTGTAGTTGCAGCCCGCCTTGGGCTCCTCGTAAACCAGCAGTTTGTCAAGAGAATCCTTTTCGATCTCTTCGTCAAAGGGCAGCAGCGGAACCAGCACCCAGTCGTATTGCTGCCCCCGGTCGGACTCCCATCGTACGCGGATATGCGGCTTCTCGTCGTCGATCAGACTTTCGTCCGGCTCAAGGCCATTGTCGATCGAGTCGCCCGTAATCGCATACGCCTGTACAGGATGCTTCCTGACCCTTTCTCCTCCCTGGACTTCATAGATGTTGTCTTCAATCTCCTGCATCGTATCGGAATCGAAAACCGAATCATGCACGCCGGTCAATGCCTCAAAATCGTCGGCGGCCATCTGCGCCAGCCAGATCTTCTGTGTATGGTTCTTGCAGGATTTGGCGTAATTGAACTCCCAAAACCATTGCTGTTCCAGCGGCATTCGCCAATGATTGCCAGCCACTCGCGACAGGAACGGCGTGTTGCGAATGTAGGATTCCGCCCGGATTACATGCTTGCGCGTCACTTCCATGCGTTTTTCATAAAAGCCTTCTGGAACCGGAAATTGGCGGACCCATGCGGCCTCCGGATAGAGATCCGTCGCCATCGGCCAGGGAATGAAGACCGGGCAAAGATCATGCAGCCCTTTGGGAAAGTCTTCCTTGGCTGCGCGCCACGTCTCGGCCAGCCATCCCGTATTGCCTCCGCCCGTGCCTTCAAACACCATGAAAAGGTTGGGCGTGGCGTGCGTCGCGCGCAACAGCCCTTCCTCCAGCACCTTCTTGGGCTTGGGAATATCCGCCAGTTCCGACACGTGAATACACGTCGGCGTCCATCCCTGGGCAATGCCCGTGGCCTGCATGCCCGACTGAATCGACAGCACGGAGCCGTTGTTGAAAGCGCCCTTCGGCATCCGCCGCGGCACCAGCCACCACGGGCACTGGTTGTAGGCAATGTCCAGAATGCGGCCGATCAATTCGGATTTGTCCGACTGCACCGACGCCATCACGGCCTGTGTGTGCGGTATGAACAGCATCCGATGCAGAAATTTAAGCGCCGTTTTGGTGGTGATTCCCACCTGCCGCGCCTTCAGAATCAGCAGGCGGATGGCGACTTGCTGCTCATCGAAATCGGCAATCACGGAATCGAAAATCTCTTGCGACTTCCGGTTCCTGAATTTGAAAATTTGGCCGCCTTCGTCGCAGACATACGCATAGCGGCTTTCAAAATATGTGGAATCCAGGCCGCACAGCACCTGTTCGTTCTTGATCCAGCGCCAGATTTCCTGACGGCGTTTTTCGGTAATCGACCGCTGAAGCGTCACATAGGATGAGCGGGAATTGGAATCTATTTTGACTAAAGCGTCGATATAGTGCTTGAATTCGTTGACTTCGTCAAGCGAATGCGGCAACGGCATCCAACCGTTGCGCGCGGCATATTCGTCCAGGTTCCGCAGAATGATTTTCTCGGAATACATTGCCTTCCAACATCTCGCGGACCAGGACGGATTTGCTTTTGGAAGGGTTTATCCCTTGACGGCAATGGTCTTGCTAGCCCGCTTGCCGAGCTTTTTCAGCCGCGGCGTCATTTTTTCAACTGAACCAGTTGGGTTGAGTAAATCTGCTTGCCTCTGTTCTTTGCCATGACGTCTCTCCTTGGAAGTGGCTGGAAACAGCAATGGCCCAGGAGCCATTGCTGGTCCTGAGCCATTGCTTGTTCCCAAAGGGGGCATGCGTCTCAATGATTGTTTTTAGGTGTAAGCCGATTCAGAATTCCTGTCAATGCTCATTTTGACTTATGCCAGCCTGACCTCACGCGGCCTTGTCAGCATGTCAATCGCCAGATCCGCGTCCTTTTCCGTCAGTCCCGCGTCGAATGGAGTTTGGATGAGATGGGACTCCAGCTCTCCCATGTCGCGGTCGTCATCCAGAATCACAAAGGATTCGACATTCTTTTTCCCGCGCAAGTATCCGGCAATCTCTTCCCCGCGCGGCGCGCCATTCCATCGGCCGTCTATCTTGTGAAAGAGAATCGGCGTCATGCCAGCAACCTTTCCCGTCACACCCCATGATGCAAGCAGCATCATGATCTTGCGCAATCCCTGCGCTCTCCAGTTGCTGCTGATCACGATCACGGCGCCGGTTGTCTCCGTAATGCGGTTCAGTGCTTCCACGGAATCCGGCCAGGCCTTCCTGTCGAGCGAGCGCCGGGTCTCATGCGACTGCGCGGGAAGGATCGGACCATCGAAATCCAGAAAGACTATTTTCATATCACTCCGTTCGCAGGCTTATTTCTGATTGTCCGCTGTCAGCAGCCGCTGCCGGATCGGCACCAGCTCCTCCTGCACAATGACCGGATCCGAAAACAGCTTTTCCAGATCGTCCTCCGCGCTGAAGATCGAGGCCTCTGCCGGTTCATCCTCTTCCTTGCTGGCGCTGGCGCCGAAGACCGCCTTGTTGATGAAGGTCGGTCCCTTGGGAGAGGGCAGGAATCCCATCCCTTGATGAAAGGCGTTTCTGTCCTTGACGCCGCCCGCCATTTGGGCGAATTCAATGCTCTTTTGCAGCACCATCGGGTGGGAACTGAGCGCGATGATCTTGACGGTATTCACTGAGACGGCCTGCAGCGCAAAGATGATCGCGCCGGTCAGGCAATGCGGATCAACCTGCGCGGCAAACGCAATCGCCTCCCATGGCAGACGTTCCCGGTCGCCGGCCGGAAGCGAATCGTATTTCTTCAGAAAGGCCGCAATGCTTTCATCCTCGGTTGAGAAGCGCATCGCGTTCAGCACCGCCTTCAGACCGCCTTCCGCCTTTTCAAACAGCGGACCAATCGGCGGCATTGTCGCCAACTGTTCCGGCTTGATCTTCAGCCGCCGCAGCGCATCCTTTGTCCGGTCTACCTTCACCGGCAGCTTGGGCACGGGCAGTGGCTTGGGCGTTGAGGAACTCCCGTTCCCGGTCGCCGATGCCGGCTGCGTCGAGATCGGAATACCAGTCTTCGATGGGCTGGCTGCTGTCTCCGGCGCCTTGTTCTTCGCGGATGCGGTCTTCTTCGTTGGGAATGCGGGAGTAGACAGCTTGGCGGACTTCTTTCCGCTCGGGCCATTGCTTGCCGAATTGTTTTTCTTCTGTGTCATGGATTCCTCTCAGGGCTGTTGCAATCTGTTCGAACGCAACGACAAGACGCTCTTCCTGGTCTTCAGTCATGGAAACCTCCTTTAATCTGCCCAAGCGCCCGATTACCCATCTGAATTGCACGGTCTAGCTTAGCAAGTGAATAGATACTGTCTGGCGTCCATCCCTGGCGGGCCACTACGAGTTCCTTGAGAGTAGATTCTGCTTCCAATCGAAGTTCTTCAACCGTCGGCATCGTCATGGCTCCGGCTCCTCCACCCAACTTTCGTTCCCTTTGAACATATTGATATTGCGCTTTCTTTGTTCTGCGCTGGCATTGGCAACAAAAGACAATGCCGGGTCATTAATACATGAATCAAGATTCTTGCGCAACTTCTCTTCTGTGTATGAATCTACTGGTTCCCATGCGAAAAAAGGCTGTCCATCGCTCCGAATGGCCGAAACAGTAATAGCTTCTATGCCATCCTTTGTTACATAGGATCTGGGAAGTCTTATTCGCAACCATCTGTATTTGCTCACTGGCTCTTCTCCTGGTGGGCATCGCCGTAGCTCGGATAGATTGCGCCATCAACAAATGAAGGGTCTCCTTCCCCGCGCCGAACCACTTCCAGCGAAAGACGCGGCGCATCAAAGGGCAACTCCGGAATCATCCGCCGCGCCCGCAGCTCGGGCGATTCCAGCATGGGATTGGCACAATCCTTGTGCTCGACGCGATCCGCGCCCAGCAGACCGGCGGCATGGCGATACTTGTGCGCACGCAGAATGCGCTGGTGGCAAAGCCGGCAGGTGCGGTGGTGCGCGGCCTCCAGGCCGAAGCATCCCATCAAACGATCAACCCAGGATGATTTCTTCTCTGTCATGGCGCCTTCCTACTTCTTTGCCGGGGCTGCTGGCGCGGCTTTCGTTGCATCGTCTTCCACGGCGAAGCTCTGTGGATTCAGATGATGGCCTGGATGCTCCGCGCTGAACTCCGTCAGGATGGCCTGTTCCTGCTGCACAATTTCTTGCCAGCGCTTTTGCAGTTCCTGTTTCGCGCTTTCGCAGCTATGCAGCGCAACGCGCTCCGCCGTCGTCAACTGAACGGGGACAGAAGGCGCCGGTTTCGGCGCTTTCTGCGCAAACGCTGGCATCGATGCCAGCAAAAGAATCACCATCCAGTGCTTCATGGTTCTCTCCTTGGAACTTGAACATTTCCGGATTTTAATGGCAATCGGTTTTCTCCTCCAGAATCGGGCAGCCGTTGGGATACGTCGGAACAGGCTTTTCCTTGCTCCGGCGTATCCGCTTCTCCGGTGTTTTCTCTGAAACTTTCTCTTTCTTCTCGGTCATCCTTCACGCAATTCTGGTTAGTTCACGCCCTTGGTCAGTGTTGGACTTCCACCGATGATGAACGTGCAGTTTGCCCCTTGGTGGCCGCATACGCCCTGTTGCATCTTGATCCGTTCGAGCTGAATGTACTGATCGGGTGAAAGGTGCATGTTTTCGCGGTAGGCGTTGTCCGCATCAGCCCGGCTTGTCTCTGCCGCCTTGCGCTGATCCTCGGCCAGCTTGCGCTGCTGTTCGGTAATGACCCTCTGTTCCTGCGCCGCCGTCTCGATGCGCTGGCTCTTGATGGCGTCCGGAGGGTTGACCCGGCCGACATTGACGGCAGTCAGCGCAATGGGTACGCCGGCCTGCGCAACAATGGTGCGCGCGGCTGTTTCAACCTCCTGGCCGACAACGTCCGCCGCCGACTGATCGATGGCCATCTCCTGCATGTCGCGCTTCTTCACGGCGTCGCGGACGGCATTCTGAATCGGTTGATCCAGATTGCGATTCCAAAATCCCCAGTTTGCTGGTGCTCCATTCGCGTCTTTCCCGCGGTCAGCGCCGAACTTTTGGACAAGCAGCACCGAATCGGTCACGCGAAAGGTCAGAACCACATGGAAGCTGACCGGAACCCCGCTCTTGGTCATCATGTCGTCGAATTCCATGTCAACCCGCTGTGGCAGCATATCCACGTCAAAATGATCGCTGGTGACGGCGCCAAACGACAACCCTGAAGAAACAGGAGTCGAATCGACGCCGCCGTGGCCAAAGATCAGCGGATGCTCAACCCATACAGCCTCATGTCCGGCATCGGGTGAGGCGATACTGCATCCAGACAGTGGAATGATTGTGAGCATAACTGCGACAAATGCAAACCTCTTCATGTCTTCCCCCTCTATAAGTTGTGGATGTTCAAATGAATTGCGCGAGCCGGGTTCGGAACCGGCATACAGGTCGTTCCCCCAATCTTCCTCACCTTCCCTTATTTCGTGGGGTACAAACATATCGAGAAGGTTTAGCGTGTCGCTCCACGCCGCCGCGCAAATTTGCCTATGCCTTCTTGTCCGACCGGATATAGCGCCGTTTCTTGATCGCCGCTTGGCCATTCGCGTCCTTGCCCAGAGACGGAATCCCCTGGTCGCTCCGTTCGCGCACCAGATTCAGCCGCGGCTCCAGCGGGATCTCCACATGCTCGGTAATCTCCGTATGCTGAATCTCCCCGCCCGTTCCCGCGCATGCCGGGCTCGCCGGCACGCTGACCGCAATGCTGCTCTTGATCTCGGTCAGATCGAATCCATGCAATTTCAGATGCACCTCGACCGTGCCCTCGTATCCTCCCATGTAGCAATCGATTAATCGCAGATTGCAGTTGTTGCGCAAGCGCGACGCCACTTGCTCCAATACATCGTTGATGATCTCTTCCCCCGACAAACCCTCCACATATTCGTTTTCCACCCTATGCCGCCTTTCCTGGTTGATGAATCTTGCGATCCTTTTCAACTGCCTTGATGAATTCGGCGGCATCCTTTTCACTGAGCGCCCCATCTTCATCGGATACATCCATGCCCCACCCGTCATAGGCACCATCCTCAGCCCGAAAAAAATGGCTTGTGCCCGTCGACTCGATCAGCAAATGCCCCTGACCTCCCGGCGCGGACTCGATAACCTGAACCCTTCCAATCAGGTTGAGCGTCTCTACCTGGCCGTCCGTGCGCATGACTTGAATCTTCATCCCGTCATCCCCCCTTGTTCATGCTTGGCCTTCAAGGCCAGAAATCTCCTCAGCGTGCCCGGAAATGGACTCACTCGTCCTGCTTCGACCAATTGAACCGTCCGCCGGCTGATCCCCAAAAACTCCGCCAGATTCACCTGGGTGAATAAATGCTCCTTGCGAAACTGCCGCCATTCCTTCTTGCGTTTTTCCCGCTCTTGCAAGTCTGCATCCGTGGTCTTTGGCCTTGGCATATCTGTCCCCTGACTTCCCCATCTGTTTCACGGGGAACCTTTGCGCTTATTTGCCGCAAATATCGTGCGTGATTTTTTCTTCCGCACTTTGCGCACAACTTACGCCAATCCAAATTTCCTGTCTACTGTGATTTTCAGGCGCATTATCTTTGCGCTCAAGTTACGCTTTGGAGTCTCCTGTATCAAAACTTTCTATATTTTTCATTGCGCTCAGGTTGCGCTTTGAGGTTTCGGAGTGATAGAAAATAGAAGGTTCAAAGGCGTAGATGACGACGAGCGCACCCCCCCTCCCGGACAACCTGGCAACATCGACAACGCCGCGGGCACACTGAATTGACGCGCCCGCACACAAAATGACTCCTGAACTAGGATTCGAACCCGCAACAAAGTAAACAGCTTATTGTTGTTTATTGGGGAAATACCACCAGAACTACCACATAATATGGGCCACTTGCAGCTCACACCGGCCATTGCGCACCCGGCCCGGCCGCGCGCCGGATACATGATACCGCGCGAGGCAGCGCGCATTGATACCTTGCGCCGCCTTTTGATAGGCACCCATGATAGCGCTCTTGGGCCGAAAAAGGCCTCTCTCCATCCAAGCTATTATTGGCAACCATTTGGCACAAACCTGATAGCTCAACAACCTACGGAACGTGCATAGATATATAGATGCACTCTGGCCTATATATCGCTCACCGACACGCAATGAATTATTTTTGCACCTTACTGCATTTTTTTCTTGACACCATGGAGCGGAAAGGCGCAAAGTTATATCAGTTCGATGTTAGTTGAAGGGATAGAACATGAGCGCACAGAAATTTAGCATCGGGGCACCTCTGAGCAA